TATTGAGATACGACTGTTGGCCGTGCGTCAGGGACGAATACGGTGACATAGCGATGGACAAGCAAGACCCGGCTATATGGGAAGCGCGGGCGTCACGTTATCCGGGTCTGGTCAAGGCTCGTATCGACAACGGCGTCGAGGGCCTGCTGGCGGCCCTGGCCGACGGCGTGGTCTCGCTCGCCGTTCCGTGGTTCTCCAAGTGGGGCAGCTCGTACAGATCGGGCGTGCTCCCGCCTATCAAGGGCGAGTCCAGCGATTCACGGCATAACATACTGCTGGACGGGTGGGACGAGAACGAGGGCATGTTCTACGGTCTCAACTCATGGGGCGAGTGGGGCATCAGGGAAACCGCCCTCGTCAATGAGAGGCCGTTCCGCTGCGGCTTCAAGTTCCCGTTCGAGTATATCGAGACTATCAAGGCTGACTTCGGCGGATACGACGCCTGGGACATCGACTTCGACGCCGCGGAGCCGGAAGCGCCGATGCAGTTCGCCCTAACAGTGAAGGTGGCGGTCGGAGGATACGGGTCAGGTCTCTATGTGGCGGGCGAAAAGGTTCAGATCGACTGCGGTGCTCAGCGCGGCTACACCTTCAGTCAGTGGAAGCCGGCGCTAAACATCGACGACCCCAGGTCCGCGTTGACGGCTATCAGGATGTTGGACGACGCCGAGGTGAGCGCGTATTTCACGAAGAACAAAGCCAAGCGGTGCGACCTGTTCGCGCTGGCAAAGGCTCTGAATAAGGCGCAAGGAGTTTAAAGGAGGGAATCATGAAGGAATTTTGGAGCGAGAATCAAGCATGGATAATCCCGATACTGGTATTTCTATGGACTGTCTATTCCCGCGCTGTCTACGAGGAGTGGGTCAGCGTTTGGACAGATAAGACACTCAGCACAGGAAAGAAGGTATTGTACTCGATCCGTGCGCTGGCCTCTGCTGCTGGCCCCGCTGTGCTGGCGGTTTGGAAGCAGTACGGCGGCGTGATAAAAGCTGCCTTAACTACCTGGTATAAAAACAAGATGGGCGTACCGGCTGCAAAGAAGCGAGTCGGCAAGATGTTCAAGAAATAGTTCCCACATGCCGTTTCGCAAGCGGCGTTAAGTCCCTCCTCCCTTTCGGGCGGGCCTCACCAACCCGCCCACCGGAAACAAACTGCGTACGGCAGTAGAGGATAGGTTATGAAGAAGAAGTCACCCGGGCAGAAAGTAGAATGCGCGTTTGATAAGATGGTTCCGGTTGAGGAGATCATCCCCAACCCGCGCAACCCCAATAAGCACCCCAAGAAGCAGCTCGAACTGCTGTCAAAGATAATCAAGGCGCAGGGCTGGCGGGCTCCCATAACCGTGTCAAACCGCTCAGGATTTATCGTCAGAGGCCATGCAAGGCTTGAGGCCGCTAAGATACTCGGCCTGACGGAATGCCCCGTTGATTTTCAAGATTATGAGAATGAGGCGGTAGAGTGGGCGGACTGCATAGCGGATAACCGGATAGCAGAACTTGCCGAGCCTGACCTGCCACTGTTGAAGGACTTGCTGACAGAGCTTGACACCGGCGCGTTCGACATGGACTTGACGGGCTTTGACACAGAGAGTATCGAAAGCCTCATGACGCAGTTGCATGAGCCCAATTTCGGGGATGTTAAAACTCCACTCCAAGAGGCTATAGATAAGAAGGAAGCTGAATTAAAAGAGCAGTTCGCGGAGAAGATGAGACAAGACTTACAGAAGCATATTCAGTTGATATGCCCTGAATGTGGACATGAGTACAGCGTGAAGGCCGAGGACTTGCTGAAGGATTCATCTTGTTAGAACTGGTTGTGTGTACTGAGAAAGACATACTCCCATTTAAACGAGATATGTCCAGATCGGGACTTGTCTTTAGTAAGAATACGAAGTTATTCAAGGCTGTTGATAATGGCGTTATTGTAGGTGTATGTGGCATCGTTTGGTATAAGACGCACGCTAAATTCAAGGATGATTATACCCTACCTGAGTTTAGGGGCAACGGATATTTCAAGAGGATGATGGCGCTCAGGATAGAGATGGTTAAAGGACACGGGCTGCAAACAATTACAGCCACATGTACACCGGCAGCCCTGCCTTACTGGTTAAAGTTGGGTGCTGTAGTTACGAATCGATATCAGAAGTATACTAGCGTCAGGCTTGATTTATGAAGATATACAGAACACAAAACGTATATGACGCAGCCTTGGAGCGTATCCGGTGGCTGTTTGATGAGTTCCCAAACGTGGTCGCTTCCGTTAGTGGTGGTAAGGATTCAACGGTTATCTTCCACCTCTGTCTACAGGTTGCCCGCGAGAAAGGGAGATTGCCGTTAAAGGTTTTTTGGCTCGACCAAGAAGCTGAGTGGCAGGCAACGGTTGATCAGGTAAGCGAATGGATGCATCACCCGGACGTTGAGCCAATGTGGATGCAGTTTCCCTTCAAGTTATTTAACGCAACGTCAGCTAACGAGCATTGGTTAAACTGCTGGGATGAATCCCGGCGTGATGATTGGGTGCATCCGCAAGTGGATATCAGCTATAAAGAGAATAAGTATGGCACGGATCGTTTCCATGAGTTATTTGATGCTATAAGCGTGAAGGAGTTTCCTAGCCAGAAAACGTGCTATATCGCAGGCGTTAGGTGTGAGGAAAGCCCGACGCGGTATATGGCACTGACGTATCGCCTGAAATATAAACAGGCTACATGGGCCAAAATACTCAGTAAGAAGCATCAACACTTTACCTTTTATCCTCTCTACGATTGGTCATATACTGATATTTGGAAGGCGATATTGGATAATAAATGGTCATACAATGACATCTATAATGCCCAATATCGCTACGGATTGCCAATAAAATCAATGCGGGTGTCAAATGTACACCATGAGACATCAATTGAGAGCCTATTTTATCTTCAGGAAGTAGAGCCAGATACCTATGAGCGCATTGTTAACCGCATATCAGGTATAGATATGGCGGGGAAAATGGGATATAAAGACTACTATGTTAGTAATTTACCGCCTATGTTCAAGGATTGGCGTGAATATAGGGACTATCTACTTGCTAATCTCATTCAAAAACCAGAGTGGCGCGATGGGTTCAGTCTATGGTTCAATAGGTTTGATGACGCATTAGGTAAGGATAATATACCTGTTGTGTTGTGGCATGGGATGGTAAATGCCATACTTTGTAATGATTGGGAAGGTATAAAACTAGGGAACCGATGGCGCGATCCTAACGTCTATGATGCCAGGAAAAAGAGGGCTCAAAATGCTTGACCCGGTATCGAAAGTGCAATTTGTACCTTTAGATAAAGTTGAAGCCAACGATTACAATCCCAATATCGTAGCCAAAAATGAGCTAAGGTTGCTATATATCAGCATCAAGCATGACGGATACACGCAGCCGGTTGTCACAATCTATGATAAAGATCGGGATAAATATGTTATTGTGGATGGCTTCCATCGCTGGCTGGTAATGAAGTACCATAAAGACATTAGCGAACCCAGGGGCGGGCTTTTGCCGGTAGTGGTTATTGAGAAGCCCATCAATGATCGTATGGCCTCTACAGTGCGTCATAATCGGGCAAGGGGCAAGCATAACATCAACGGCATGGCTGATATAGTGTTCCGTATGCTTGACGGTGGCATGACCGATGAATCTATATGCTCTGAGTTAGGAATGGAGGCGGATGAACTCATCCGCCTCAAGTACGTAACTGGATTCGCCAAGCTCTTTGAAGATATAGAGTACAAGAAGTCGTGGGAAACACGACGGATGATTAAGATGCGTCGGGATTATGTACCTTAGCGCGATTAATCAGGATCGTTTCACTGATATGATTTCCCATCGTCCAATACCTCCAGCCATCAACATCAAGGCATTTGTAGGGCCTGCCTTTGAAAGAGACATCACACCCGTTGGCCCTGATATATAGCACGAATGCGACAAACTCGGCATCATCACATTTAGAGCGTAAGATATACCAGTGCGGATTTTGCGGCATCGTCTTCGCAAAAATCCACTTGGATGAGGCTATAAACAGCTTAGCTTCTTCGAGAATCATTCAGCCCACCAACATCTGCGCTTCCTCAATGATACGCCTGAGCGCCAATATCGTTAACTCCTGGATGGATGTACCTTTGAGCGCGGCAAGGCTCTTTACCTGTGTATGTAGTTCAGTAGGGACCTTGCGAATAATGATATCGGTAGTATTCTCAGGCTCCGTCTCATCGTGGTGTATTTTAGCTGCCCAATCCTGCGGGCAGGACATGTGGCAGGAGCCCACACGGAGGACATAAACCCCTGCCTCTGATAGCTCGATGTGTCCGTACCGGCCCGCCTGGTGCTCGGCGGGATGCTCGTATAGCCGTTGTGATTTCCATTGTGCGTTCATTATTTTACCTCGACTTTCTCAGCGCCGTGGATGCGCTTGCCTTTGCCTTCGGCGATTGCACAAGCCCAATCCCAACGCTTTTCGGTATTATTATATCGGGTATCGCCAGATTTGCGCCATTGCTCGATGAGCCAGCAGGCCATGCAAGGTCGGCCAGCCTCATAAGCTACCGTCGCATCTCGACCGCTCATCTTGCCGTAGAGTTGCATTGATCCGGTATGTCCGCAAGCCCATTCAGTAGGTTCCCATGCCATTTCTCTTACCTCCTCTTTCTTTCTGTAGTTATTATGCATCAGTATTATCATGATGTCAAGAGATATAAGGGTAGATATTAATATAAGAGTTAACAAGTTTTTGTCAGGGTTAGTAGACATAAACACGGAGTTAAGCGATGAGTGAGGATAAGCCAGTTAAACAGGTGGCGAGAGGTAGAGCGGCTAATGGTACGTTCTTGCCTGGTAGCTCTGCCAATCCTAAAGGCCGTCCGCCGCGTGACTGCTGCTTATCTGATGCTATGTATGCGCTACTCTCCGGCGATCCTGAGACAGTAATCAAGAAGTGGCAGGCCAAAGGGAAGCTGACCGGAGCCCAGCGTGCAGCGATAGCGTGGTACGGCAAGACACAGAAGGCCGACATGACCGCATTAAAGGAAGCATTGGAGCGTGTAGAGGGCAAGGTAGCGCAGCCGGTGACGGGCGAGGGCGGCGGGCCGCTCACGTTCAACCTCGTGGTGCAGTCAGACACAGACAAGGCCGCGCTAGAGGAAGCCAAGAAGAGGCTGGGGTAAATGTGTATTCGCAAACTACAGGCATATTCATTAAGAACCTTGCGGCGTTCAATGCGGGCAAGCGCCGGGCGTGTAACGAGGGCGGAACGTCCAGCAGCAAAACATGGTCAATTCTTCAACTGCTGATATACTTCGCGCAGACGGCGGACAGGCCGTTGTTAATCTCGGTAGTATCTGAGAGCTTCCCGCACCTATCAAGGGGCTGCATAAGAGATTTCAAGAACATCCTGGGCGATGCCTGGCAGGACTGCCGATGGTCAAAGTCGAATCACATCTACACCTTCGACAAAGGCATGATAGAGTTCTTCAGCGCAGATGAGCCGTCAAAACTCCGAGGCGGCAGGAGACAGATATTATTCCTCAATGAAGCTAACAACGTAGCGTATGACGGATTCAAGGAACTGGACATACGGACAGAGCTATTCACATTCCTTGACTGGAACCCCGTCAGCGAATTCTGGGCGCATGAAAGCCTGATCGGTAGAGACGAGAACGCATATATCCACAGCACGTACCTGGACGCCCGGGATCTGTTGCCGGACGCGGTAATTAAGAACATCGAATCGAATAAGGATAGCGATCCGAACTGGTGGAACGTGTACGGGCTCGGCAAGCTCGGCAAGGTTGAGGGCCTTGTCTATCCCTACTTCGACCAGGTGGACGCGCTGCCTGCGGGCGACCCATTTACCGGTTTAGACTTCGGATTCTCTGGCGATCCATCTGCCGTGGTGAAAAATATCATAACCAACAAGGAACTCTACTCCGATGAACTGGTTTATGAGCGCGGACTGACGAACCAAGACCTCTCAGTGAAGATGGAAGAGGCCGGGTTAAAGAAGCGATACGACGAGATATTCGCAGACTCAGCAGAGCCTAAGTCTATCGAGGAACTTTCGCGGCTTGGTTGGAATATCAAGCCGTGTCCAAAGGGTAGCGACTCGGTAGAATTCGGGCACCAGAAGATGAGACAGTACAAGCAGTTCTGGACTAAGCGCAGCCTGAACTGCATCAAGGAGCAGCGCAACTTCCGCTATATCACAGACAAGACCGGCAAGCTGACAGAGAAGACCACGCATACATGGTCGCACGGCATGGACGCGCGGCGATATGCGGTAGTCGGCAAGGCGGCCAACCCGCCAGCCGGACCCGTAGACGACGTTGGCAAGAAGCAAACAAACCCATCGGGAATAAGAGGAAAGGCGTTTTAAGATGGCTAGAGATTTACCGGAAAGCTATTTCATGCGACATAATGGCGCTATCCTTCTCGCTGCCAACGGAACGCCATTAAAGAAGGGCGATAAAGACGAGATCGGCGCGACCGGCACCACGCTTTTCAGTGGGCAGCTTTCACAAAACGAATATAATGCCGACCTGCGCGGCGCTCTTGGCATAGCGATATACGACAAGATGCGCCGATCAGATGCTCGCGTGAAGTTCGCTCTCTCGGTTTGCGAGCTGCCGCTCCGTGCTGCGACATGGACGGTAGAGCCGGCCAGCGACGACCAACAGGACGTGGATATCGCCGCGGCGATTGAAGCCAACCTTAAAAATATGTCAATCACCTGGGATTCGTACCTTCACCATGTTCTTCTTATGCTGCCGTTCGGCTTCTCGATGTTCGAGAAGGTGTGGGAGGTTGCCGACGACGGCGTGCGCTTGCGCAAGCTGGCACCTCGTCTGCCGCAGACACTCTACAAGTGGAACCTCGATGATACAGGCGGCTTTCTTGGCATAGAGCAGCAGGTCTTCGTCGGGCTGCAATATAAGGTGATCCCCATCGAGGCTGAGAAAATGCTCGTGTTCACCAACGACAAAGAGGGATCGAACTTTGAGGGCGTATCGATCCTGCGCACAGCATACAAGCACTGGTACTACAAGGATAACCTCTACCGCATCGATGGCATAGCGGCTGAGAGGCACGCTACTGGCGTTCCACTATTTAAACATCCATCGACAGCCAGCAAGGAAGATAAAGACCGTATCGATCAGCTCGGCCAGCGGTTATATGCCAACGAGTCCGCATACGTTCGACTGGGTGAAGGCTATGAGTTCGACATCAAAGGACTCGCAGGCAGCGTGCGCGACATCATGCCGAGCATCCAGCACCACGACAAGAAGATCGTAGAGTCTGTGCTGGCCGATTTTGTGGACGTGGCCAGCGGCGGGAACGCCGGAGGCTGGGCGCTGTCGAAAGATAAGTCCTCGTTCTTCCTCATGTCGCTCAAGTCCGTAGCTACAAATATCATGGACACTATGAATACCTATCTCATACCGCAGTGGGTTAATTTCAATTACGCGGGAGTCACTGACTATCCCAAGATGAAGTGCTCCAAGCTCGACACCCGCGACGTCGTGGCGCTGGCTAACGCCGTGTCGCAACTACTGACATCGGGTGGGCTGACGAAGGACGAGGGTATCGAGACCACCATGCGTGATCTAATGGAGCTTCCTGAGCTGGCCAAGGAAGAGGCGAAGGCTGTCCCGACAACCAATGCGCCTGTATCCGATGCCGCGCCGGTCAAGCAGGCGGGCGTTGACGAAGCGGCAGCTAACATCGCTACCGGCGAGAAGCTGAACGGCATACAGATACAAGCGGCGTTACAAGTTATCAAGAGCCTCATCTATAACCAGGTGCCTGTTAATGTGGCGGTGGAGTTGCTTGTGGCAGTCGGCATCGATAGACCGCAGGTGGAGCGCATGGTGGCTCAAGCGAAGGGGGTTAGGCCCAAAGAGCTACCTGAAGGCATCGACCTGAAAGAGCAGTACCGCCGCGCGCTGACCCTCGCCGAGCAATCGGTCAACTTTGGGGAGATCGACGGCAAGCTCACCGGCGCGGTCGACGCCATGACGCGCGCGGTTGCGGGCGTACAGGCGAAGCAGATAGCCAAGCTCGCCGACCTTGCGGCAAAGGCGGTTGCGGCCAAAGACTTCAAGAAACTGGAGGACATCGACGTTCCTTTCCGCGCTGAGATGGCAGCGGCTATCGAGGGCGTGCTGGCTGACCTCTATACATACGGGCGGCAACAGGTCAAGCAGGAACTCGCAAAGCAGACAGGCGCGAAACTTGCCGAGCCCTGGCCCGATCCGCTGACGGAAGCGGACGCCGCCCTAATAAGGGAATTCATTAAGACTCGCGCCAAGGCGAACGCCAACGTACTAGCAACGAAGCTAAAAAGCTCAGTGACGTTCGGTGCGCTCGACCAGATAAAGGCGGGTGTTGTCGATAAGCAATCCCTGGAAGCCGCAATGACGGCGTTGTCCGACAAGGAACTGCAACAGGCGGCTGAGCACAGCGTCAACGAGGCATTCAACTTTGGGCGCTCATCTGAGGCGCAGGCGGCGGATGATATAGCCAGAGTGCAGTATTCGGCGTTGCTCGATGATGGCACCTGCGCCAACTGTGAACCCTTAGACGGACAGGAATGGGATTACGACGATCCGCGCACTGAGTTGTATGCGAACGGCAACCCGAACTGTAAAGGCAAATGGCGGTGCCGCTGCATATTGGTTTACATATCAAAGGCAGAGCGCAGAAATTTCAAGTAGGAGGGCATCATGCCAGAAAAGATAATAGAAGACCCACCGCCTGCGACGCTTGAGGAAAGGCAGTCGATTGATGCCCCTCCATTTTATGATTGGGTTAGAAAACACATCTTGAGAATTAAGGGGTGAAACATGCCATACAAAACCATAGCAGAGTTACCAGAGACGTTTAACAACCTGCCGGACGAAGCAAAGCGGCAGGCGATGGCTGTCATCAACGACCTGCTCGATAAGAAAGAGCCGGAGGAGTCGGCCATCAAGCAGGCATGGGGCGCCATCAAAGCCTCGTGGGAACAGGACAAGGACGGTAAGTGGGTTAAGAAGGCGCCGAAGATGAACGAGCTGCCCACTATCGACATACCCGACCAGGAGATACTCGGCGTTGGCACATGGCCCGCGAGCCCAGCGCCGATCAAAGTCACCGAGGCGATGCTCACTGACCTCGTGACAGCGGCGGCGGAATTAACGGCGACATCGAACTATGAACCGCCTATTAAGCTCGGCCATGACGATGGGCAGAAGCTCCTGCAGGCTGATGGGTTTCCCGCTGCCGGATGGGTACATAATATCCGCAAGGTAGGGGATAAGATACTGTGCGACTTCAAACAGGTTCCTGCCAAATTGGGAGAGATTATCAACGCGGGTGGATATAAGAAGAAATCCCCGGAGCTGCGACAGAACTATGTTAGTGGCGGAAAAACATATCCGTGGGTAATACGTGCGGTATCCATCCTCGGCGCGGACATACCCGCGTGCAAGTCCACATCTGATATTCAGGCGCTGTACGCGGCAGAGGCCGACGCATCCATTATCGTGCTGTACGAGCCTTCGCTCGATAGACAAGCACAGGCGATCAGAGATGCTTATTATGCCGCCTTTCAGAGAAAAGAGACAGCGGTAATGCCATCGCCTTCCGAGTACGTGCGCGACATTTTTGCCGATAATCTCATCGTGGAACGCGGCGGAGAACTCTGGCAGATACCGTACACACAGGACGATACGGGCATTCATTTCAATATCGATAAGGCAATCAAAGTTGAACAAGTGTATCAACCGAAGGCGGTGGAGGCCCCAGCGACTTCCAACGCTACGGATAAGGCAACCGAGGACCCAGCGACAGCGGTAGCCGATGATAAAACCATAAAAGGAACGGAGGTCGAAATGGAAAAGCAACTAAGAACACTGCTTGGCCTCGATGACAAGGGCGACGTCCTAGCGGCAGCAACAGCCCTTAAAAAGAAGGCCGACGCGGAACTCACTTCCCTTACCGAGAAAGCGTCTATACAGACGAAGCTCACTGAGACCGAGACGAAGTTGTCCGAGGCCGTCACCAAAGAAAAGGCCGCGACAACGAAACTCGCTGAGATGGAGCGTGACGGGCGCGTGTCGAAGGCGATGAAGGACGGCAAGATCGTGCCGGCGCAAAAGGCATGGGCCGATAACTACGCGCTGACCGATCCCGCTGGATTCGACGCGTTCATAGTGGCTGCACCGAAGGCTATTCAGCTCGGAGAGAAGGGCGCCGAGGGCGGCGATCCCAACGAGATACAACTCAGTGAAGAGGAGATCGATATCGCTCACAAGACAGGCGTTGATCTTGCCAAACTCAAGGCATCGAAGGCGGCAGAGGCCGCGAAGTCCAAGAAATAACTTAACGAAACGGAGGTACTTACAATGGCACTTTCTGCAAATGCTGTAATTGCCCGCAAGGATGGAGTTATGCAGTCCTACCCTGTAGCGGATAACGTGCATATCTACAAAGGCGCATTGGTATGTGTTGACACATCGGGCTATGCTTGCCCAGGAGCCGACACTGCCGGATACAAGTTCGTCGGTGTTGCGTGGGAGGAGTGCGACAACACCCTCACCGGACACGCTGCGGGCGGGAAAAGCGTCCTGGTAGACCAGGGGCGCTTCCTGCTCCCCGCAACCAGCATCACCCTTCCGATGGTCGGGTCGAAGATGTATCTGGTTGACGATGCCACGATAGATGATATCGCTGGTGTCACCAATAAAGTCGAGGTCGGCGTGCTCGATGAGTACGTCTCGGCAACTTCCGGCTGGGTCAACACCCTGAAGGAAGGCAAGACCGCAGGAGAGGTTGAGGGTGAGCTTCCCGTCGAGCTCGTCGGCAAGGCGCGGTATGGCACCATACAAGCTGCTATGGCGGCTGCTGTCGCCAACGACACTTTGATCGTTGACCCCGGCACCTACCAGGAGGACGTCACGTGGTCAGATTACAGCGGCATATCTCTGTTGCCGCGTGTCCCTGGCACCGTAACCGTTGAGGCTGTGACCGCGTTCGCAATCAGCATCGACCCCGCTGCCGCTTCCGCCACATGGTCGGCGACGCTCGGTGTCGCGCTGTCACATGCCGACGGGCTGAAGGGGCTGAAGGTCAACAATACCAATGTTGGCAAGCGGATCAACATCTACCTGCTCGAAGGAGAAATCGAAGCCGAAACCGCAACTGACGCTTCTATCGAAGTAACGCGCAGCGGCGCATCTTCCAACGCTATACGCATCTATGCAAATGCAGCAAGGAAAGCTTTGATCGAGGGTGCGGTCAATATCGATCTTGAGTCAGCAGACGACCGCGTGCGATTCGATAACTACCGTCTTATCGGCGGTATTGCCGTCACCGGTGAGATAGCCAACGCCGAGATCACACTCCAGAACTGCAATATCTTGACCGGCGGGAGGGCATTCCCTGCGGCTGCCACACACAACCTCATCGCATGTGTGTCAGAGACGGATGCCAACCCGAACGTCTACACCGCTATCCCTGACGAGGTAGCACAGACGGCCACGAGTTAATCAATAGTAATTAAGAAAGAAACGGAGGTAATACACAATGTCTGTAGACCTGAAGGTACTTGAAGCAATCAAAACCAACTTCCTGGCCATCTTCACCCAGGCTTTGGGAGAAAAAGCAAATACAATAACCGAACTCAATAAGATCATGACCGTATTGCCGGTGGATAAGGCAAACAAGGTCGTGCTGTCCTGGTTCGGCGTCGTTCCCCCGATGGAAGAGTGGAAAGACGAACGCAAGATGAGCAAGCTGCCGCCCTATGAATACACCATCGACATCAAGGATTGGGCGAACGGCCTGGAACTCCTGCGCACCGACATCGATGATGACAAGCTGGGGCAGTACCCGGCCCGTATCGCAGCGATGGCAACCGCCTATTACAAGCTGCTACGCAAAACATTCTTCGGCCTGCTCAACGGTGGGGCAACGACGTACAAAGCCTACGACGGCGGCTACATGTTCGCCAACACGCGCACCATCGGCAAGTCATCCAACATCGATAACCTCATCGCCGGCACCTACCACGACACTGAAGCCCACATCAGGGACGCGCTTGCTGCGGCTGTCACCGCGATGGGAGCTTTCGAGGATGACTGGGGCGATCCGCTGGGCCTGGTTCCCGACACCATAGTCTGCTCCCCTGACATGATGATTCCGATAACGACCGCCCTCTGGCTCCCCGGAGTCGCCGGGACAGAGCGCCCTGAGAAAGCCTATGTCGAGAACATCATACAAGACCCCAATATCACATCGGGCAGCGCGAAGGACTGGTTCGTCCTGTGCACCAAAGAGGCTATCAAGCCGCTGATCATGGGCGACAGGAAAAAACCCGAGTTCACCAGCCTTGACCTCCCGACCTCTCCCGCCGCGTTCTCCAGCAAGAAGTTCCTCTACGGCGCGGATGCACGGTTCGGCTACGGCTTCGGCGATCCACGCACGGCTATCATGATCGATAGCGCCTAACCTTATCACCTTGAATCGTAGGGCGAGGGGTAACTCTCGCCCTATTTCCAAGAGGATAATAGTGGTATATAATAAGCAGTGGAGGGTGGATATGAAAGCGAGAGAAGAATTTGAATATCTCTATCTCAAAATCTACACGAGATTGCATCGGCGAAGACTCTTAGAGGAGGCGCGAAAAAATAATCCTATCACCAAAATTAAACCTGCTTGGTTTAATAAGGCTGGCGAAAGGATGACTGAGACCGAGATGCAAAAACTTAGATAGACACGTAGCTAAAATTAAATAATTTCACTGGTCAAACTAAAGACCCTCAAAACGAGGGTCTTTTTATTTGGAGGGTTTATGGACGTAGTAATCACGATCACGGGCAAGGTTACAATCGCAGACGACGACCTCAAGAGCGTCAGGGCGCAGAACATGGAAGAGCTGGCAACCATCCTTCATCGGCACGGTAAGGACATCAAGACTGGGGTAGCCGTCTTTGTTGAAGGTAGCGATGTACCAGTTCCTCCAAGACAAAGCGATCCGCTTCTTCAGGAAGGACCCATCAAGAAAGCATCAAAGAAGCGCCGGACACATCGCCGCGCAAAGAAGGTGTAATCATGGCCTATTGCACGATAACTGACGTACAGGCGCTTAACCCGAAGCGCACGTACAGCACAACTACCACGCCGACCACCACGCAGGTCACGGCCTTAATCGACCGGATAGCGTCGGAAATTGACGCTGTGCTGGCTGCGAAGGGCTACACCATACCAGTGACCACGCCGACAACCTTTGTCACCTTCTTGAAAACCGTGAATGCTTACGGCGCTGGCGCTCTAGCTGAGGCTGCTATGTTCCCCGAAACATCCGAGGCTGGCAGCACTCCCCACTGGAAGATGTTGCAGACGAAATACGACGCATGGATGAAACTACTAATCGACGGTGGCGCTATACCAGCATCGATGGCAGCGGATGCAGAGGGGGAGAGTGTCGGCGGCGCGTACCTCGATGGCGATAACAAGGGAGATGCTTACCCTGAGCCTATATTTAGAATCAGCGCGAATGACAAGGACTTCTAAATGCCCATCCATATCAGCGTCAAGATCGAAGGCGACCAGCAGGTATTGCGCAGTTTTACGCGCTTTGCCGAGGATGTGCAAGACCTCACACAGCCGTTTAATGAGATAGCGAATGACTTCCTAGAAATCGAGCGAAAGCAGTTTGACTCTGAGGGAGGGTATGGTTCGGGCGGATGGGCGAATCTCAGTAATACAAAGACGTCACCCTCGACCGGCAAGAAGATTGTTGGATATGCGGACTGGAAAGCAGCGCACTTCCCGGGCGCTTCGATACTTGTCCGCTGGGGGAACCTGCGCGATTCACTGACTCAGTTCGGTGATACCTACCATATTAGGGAAGTCGAGCCGATGAAGATGGTTTTAGGAACAGACCTGCCCTATGCAAAGTATCATCAAACAGGCACAAGCAAGATGCCAAAGCGCAGACCAATCGACTTGACCGAGGATGACAAGACGCGCTGGGTCAAGATCATCCAACGTTTCCTCGTGGAACGCGCCAAGCTCGCGGGCTTCACGAATGCTAGTGGATATGCCCTATATAAAGGGGGAATGTGACATGGCTTTGGAATTACTCGAAGGCGCAATCGATGCGCTGTACACATATTTCAATGCAAACCTTGCCGCCGCGCTGGACGCTGTTGACGCTTACCATGCGGACAGTATCACGCTGGAGGATATCAAGAAGTGGTACCTCGGCAATGCACCTTCCGCTTTTCCCGAATGGCCGTCCATCTCCCTGGACGCGCAGCCACTAACCCCTACTCGCAACATGAAAACATCAAATCTCGATTGTAAGTATCGAATAGATATAATCGTGTTCGTCGCGTGTGCCGATGAACAGGAGCGATTCAGGAGGTTAGACAGATATGTGCAAGCGATAGCGACACTGATGGAAGCGGCAGTAGCAACATCGTTCTCCTACGAATATCAGTACGCGGGGCAGGTCAGGAAGTCCCCCGATCTTGGGCAGAACTTACAAGGAATTGTAATACCGATAGAACTATCAGCAATGGAAACATATTAATAGGAGGATATAAAAATGGTAACTAAACCAACAGCAGTTATTGGAGCAACGTTCACATGGAATAGCCATCCTATTGGGCGCATGAAGGTCATCGGGACGGCTGCCGTCGAGAACCAATTCGCCGAGGACACGTTCCACGATGCGTCAGACGGACTGCCCGAGTCCACACCAACCGACAGGAAGATTAAGAAACACTTTGAATTGGAAGGCGCGCTTGTCCTTTCCGACGAAGGCATTTCAGCTTTTATTACGGATGCCGAGACGTTACCCACGCCGCGCCGAGCCTTTATCTATGCGGCTCCTGATGGCTCGTGGGAGCAAACAGGCTATGGTTATGCCAAGAGTTACGAGTTCACCGGCGACAAGACCAGCGACACCTACGGCGTGAAGCTGACAATCCAAGTCGATAGCCTTGACGACCTGGCCGACGACGCCTCGACAGGGCTCACAACGCCGTTCCTGACCGTCACTGATAACGTGGGCTCGGCGGCTATAACACCGGCTGCGGCTAATGATGAGTATGAGTATAACGTCACCCTCAACAGCGGCGCCGCAACCTATGTAGTAACTCCAACCGCAACGGCTGGCACGATAACGCTGGTCGATGCTACCGGCGCAGAGCAAACGATTTTGACGGGAGAGGACTCCACCACACTTACGGCTCCTGACAGCACTATGCACAACGTATACCTGTACGTGAAGGAATCTGGCAAGGTTGCCGTAAAGTACACACTACATGTCGGTGAGGCCGCATAACTCACAGAAGAACCGGAATGGGGCGGGCGGTAGATAACCACCGCCCTTTATCTTTTAAGGGGGTGTTGTATGGGCACAGTTACGATTACTTTGCGTGACGGTAAAGAGCGGAATATGAGGCTCACGCAACTTGGTAGAGAGAGATATCGGCAGCAAACAGGGCAAAGCATTGTTACTGGGTCACATCGATTGGCTGAACTTGGGGGAAGAATCACTGAAAAAAAATCCCAAAATGCTGGTACATTTGACGCATCAATCCCAGAGAACGCTGATCTCTGGGATGAATATATGTCTCTCTTAAGCAAGATTTCGTGGGCATGTCTGATCTGGGAAGATAGAAATTTAACCCTCGATGACATGATGGCTATAGTAGACTTCGACAATGAGGCGGCCCTTTGCACCGCATACATCAAATGCACGCAGAGCGCCGACCCTTTACCGGAGAGCCCGACGACTACATAGAACGTTGGGCTTTCGCGCGATATGTTTTAAAGCTATCTACTGACGAATTTGAGAACATGACCACACCAGAATATAACGCATTAGTCAGGGCGTACAACACTGAACAGAAGCTACTGGATTATCGTGCTGCTTGCGTTGCGCTTCCGCTTATTAATAGCGTTAGGGCATTAGCTAAATCGTGGGGATGGGAATTTGAGTGGATGACTCAAGATGGGTTACGCCTACCATTTTCCTCATCCTCTAAGCCCCCTCAAAAGATAAAGGGGCCTGTAGCGATGGAATATGAGCAATACCAAAACGTACTGAAATTAAGCAGGATAATGAGGGGCAAGGGGAAAATTGATGTCAAACGATAATGAAGTAAAAATAACACTAAGCGGCGACGATCAATTATCACCTGTGCTGCAAAAGTCTGCCGATGCTGTTGATGAATCTACCCAAAATATGGGTGAATCGTCTCAAGAGATGGCATCCGAGTTTGATAAAAATACTGCTCAGGTAGAGAAGGATTTTGACCAGCTTGAGAAGAATATCGCAAAGGCTGCGCAAAATATTAACCGTGATTTAACCAAAGCCTATACACAAATGGGGATTGCGGGCGCGGCATTAACGGCGGCGATCACGGGCGTGGGCGTTGCGGCTGCTAGCAATGCGAATGATATTGTGGATTGGTCTATTAAACTAGGTATTTCCACCGATGCCGTCCAGGAGCTATCCTATGTGGCTAATCAATTTGATCTTGATATATCATCAATGGGTGAGGCTATCAGGGGGCAGATCGATTTTCTTTCACAGCTCGCGGATGGGAGTGAGCCAGCGATTGATAGCCTAAATAAATTGGGACTCTCCTACCAGCAATTACAAGGTTTGAATCCCGAACAGCAGTTTTGGGCAATCGCTGATGCTATCGGGAATCTAGGGTCGGTACAAGAGCAAACACAGGCGGCTACAGATATATGGGGCTCTACCGTGGGACAATCTTTGTTGCCGATGTTAGCCGATGGACAGGCCGGCGTTCAGGCGCTTAGAGATAGATTCCAAGAATTAGGGATAACTCTCAGTGAAGATCAGCTCACGACACTAACAGACCTTGATACCTCATGGAAGGACATGAAAGCCAGCGCTGAGGGTTTTGCAAACACTCTCGGGGCTACTGTTGCGCCTGTAGTAAAGCCGATATTTGACGTAATGAGTAAGGCCATGAGTGATGCAAAGAAGGTCATGGACTTAATCCCTGCTCCATTAAAGAATATTGCAACAGGAGCAGGACTCGCAGCAGGTGGGATACTAACCGTAGCTAGTGGAGTTGGGTTAGCCGTGACGAAGTTCCCTGGGCTCCTCGATAATCTAAAACTAGGATTTAGTGCGCTAAATACTTTTGCAGGTGGGGCCGTATCCACTGGCAAGAAGGTTATCGATATGGGCGCTGACCTCCTAAAAGGGGCTGGTAAGTTCATTCTTTATATCGCAAAACTCGTCCCTCTTATCGCGGCGCAGGCCCTTGCATGGGCTACAAATTGGCCGGTGGGAACTGTTTCGTTTCTCGCGACGATTGGGGCTGTTGGTGCGGCGGCGTGGGGGATTACTAAAGCGTTGGGTGGCAGTGAAAGCGGGGAAGGTTCGGACGTGACCGAGGCGGCGACTGGTGCAACTGGTGCAGCGATAGACACTGTGAACACTAGCACGGCAGAGGAATTACCGCAAGCCGCAGGCGGGGGGATATTCTCTGGACCAGAAACAGGTTATCCTGTAATTCTTCACGGGACAGAGAAAGTAACTAAGACAGAAAATAATGAGACTACCACCTCAAGCAAGATGGAGTTGCATATCCACATGGAGGGTAGCGAATTCAACATCCCAGACGAATCATATCTAGATAAGCTGACAGACAAGATATCTTCAAAGATCGCTGGGCAGGTCAACCTTAAAGCGAG